GAAGATTTAGACAATGACCTTTACTCAGAAAAGAGTGTTGGTGAACCAGTTTATCAAACAGTTGCATATTCTGACAATGAAATGATAACAAGGCTTGTAGGTGCAGTCCAAGAATTATCAGAAAAGGTAGAATCTCAACAAAAAGAAATTGAAGAATTAAAAAATTAATATTTATATTAAATAGAGGAATATAGAGTTGATAGTTATATAAAAGAGGTTTTATGAAATACGCATTTTGTATTCCAATATACAACACAATAAGTGGTAGATTATTACCACAATTTTTAAATTTACAAGAGTGGTGTCCACAATTAGATGGAAAGATACACTCCGTAGTTGGTAGAACACACGTAGACGCTAGAAATTGGTTATGTACTGATGGTGGTGGTTTTACTAATCCAAATACATTAATAGATAAGGTAGATTACATAGTTTGGATTGATGCAGACCAAGAATTTAATTATAAACAGTTAACTACCCTATTAGAATACGATTCACCATTTTGTAGTGGATGGTATATAAAAGAATTAGATGGTGCTGCAAGAATTGCGGATTGGGATGAGGATAATTTTAAAAAAACTGCTAAAATGTCATTTTGGAGTGAAAATAAAATAAAAGCACAAAAAAAACCATTTGAAGTAGACTACTGTGGGTTTGGTTTTACTAAAGTACATACAGATATACTAAAAGCAATGAAATATCCTTACTTTAGACAAAGAACGGTAGAAATAGGTAAATATACAGAGAATGTATCAGAAGATGCAACCTTTTGTCTTGATGTAAAGGATAAATTAGGTATAAGACCAACTATATTACCACAATTACGAGTCAATCATTTAAAAGAAATATTTATTTAATATATTTATATAAAACGGAGAAACTTAATGGCATATAGAATAGTAAAACAATTAATACCAGCTCCAACAGCTAGTGTGTATGGAAATGGTAATTCATTTGAAGACCCAAATTGGGCTGAAAGAAATACTGTTTGGATATCTACGTTAAGTGGTAGTAGTGACATAAAATGGGAATTTAGTGGAAGTAGTGCAGTATCAGCATCAACCGCAAAAATGAATGAACTAACTGGATCAGATGATACAAACCGTGTATATAAGGTTATTCAAATTTAAAAAAAAAAACTTTATTTCATAGTATACTATGATATTTATTTAAACATAAAACTATAAAAACATAGGAGAATATAGTTATGGCTAATGAAGCAACAAAAGTAGAAGAATCAAAAGAAGTAAAATTCACAGATGATGAACTGAAATCGTTACAAGGACTACAAACAAGTTATCAAGAAAAACAAAACGTCTTAGGACAACTTGCAGTTCAAAAAATATTATTGAATCAACAGATTGATGCTCTCAATATTCGTACTGAAGAAGTTGAAACAGAATATCAGACAGTTCAACAAGAAGAACGAGATATTGTTAAAACTTTAAACGAAAAATATGGTCCTGGTCAACTTGATCCAAAAACAGGTGTATTTACACCATCAACTTAACAATTAATTTAAAAAAAACCCCTAAATAATACATTTTAGGAAAGCTATATCATACTTATTATAGAATAATCACGCTTATTCAAAGATTTAGTATATAAAATTAATTAGGAGAATTACAATGGCAGAGAGAATCGTTTCGCCTGGTGTATTTACCCGTGAAAGAGATCTTTCATTCCTCCCTCAAGCAATCGGTGAAATAGGTGCAGCAATTATTGGCCCAACTAAAAAAGGCCCAGCATTCACACCTACTCAAATTTCAAATTTTCAAGAATTTGAAGAGATGTTTGGCGGAGTTGATAGAAGATTTTACACACCATACACAGTAGAACAATATTTAAGAAGTGCAGGAGTCGTAACAATAGTCAGGGTACTTGGTATCGGTGGTTATGTTGCAGATGCACTTGAATTAGTTGCTTATTCAGCAACGTTATCCGCATCATTTATGTCAAATGATGGTGCAACTGGTATAGCGACACATTCATTGGCAATACTTGCACCATCAAGGGGTGGTGGGAATGGAACTGCTGATATTGCATCGACATATACTAGTGCGAGTAATGCTGCTGGAACATTAGGAGCAGGTACTTGGACTGCCTTTAGTCTACAAGTTTCAGGAAGTGATACAACACCCGAAAATTATGCACTATCATTTAACACTTCAAGTGCAAATTATATTACTAACGTAATAAGTGAAGACCCACAATCATCAAAGTCAGGTGGTAATGATTCATCTGTCTATGTATACAAAGCTTTTAAACAAGCTAGTATGCTAGTCGGTGATGTCGATACCCTTGCCTCTGCTTCAGTAGTAAAACACGATGGTGCATCTGGAGTTGGATTTGATTTTAAATTTGGTTCAACCTCATATGATACAAAGGGTAATGCTAGTACCTTTACTGGTAATAATTCATATAGTTTTGGAAGAACACCGTATATTCAATCACAACTATCCAATGGGTCTAGGTCTAGTTTATTTAGAGTTTACACTCGTTCACATGGTAGTGATATAAACAGTTCTTACAAAGTTAATATACTAAATATAAAACCAGATACGGATATTGCTGGTTCAGATTTTGGTTCATTCTCAATACAAGTACGAATACATAATCCTGGTAACATAGATAATGATAATATATTAGAACAATTTGATAATTTAACATTTGACCCAATTTCACCAAACTTTTTTGCTAAACGAATTGGTGATAGATGGGTTGAGATAGACTCAGATGGTAAATTAACCTATTATGGTGATTTCGTTAACTTGAGTAAATATGTCAGAGTCGGTGACTATGCAGATATGGTAGAAGATGGAGTATTTAGGTTTCCAAAAAGTGTAATTCCAATGGGATTCAAAGCAGTATATAATACTGTTCCAGGAACTACAAATGTACCTTCAGCTTCATTTAGAATACAACAAACAAATGCAAGTAATGATTATGATTCAACTGTTTTCTATGGTTTCAACTTTAGTATTACAGATAGTCAAAATTACTTAGGTCCAATACCAAACGCTGCAAATGTGGGAAATAATGTAACTATGTCTCTTGAAAATATGTTAGGTCACGCTGATGCAAGCACATTAGCTTCTACTTTTGCAGATGGAACAGAGTTAATATCACTTACAAATTCAGCGATTGCACAGAGAAAATTCACAATACCTTTCCAATGGGGATTTGACGGAAGCAATCCAGCAACTCCGTTCTCGGTAGGTCCAGATATTTCATCTACTAATACACAAGGATTTGATTTATCAGATTCTTCTGCTAGTGGTTCAGTTGGATATAAGAGGGCTATTAACGCTATAAGTAATCCTGATGAGTTTGATATTAATCTATTGGTAACACCTGGTGTGATTCATGGATTACACTCAACGATAACTAATCACGCAATATCTAAGACGGAAACTCGAGCAGATGCTTTCTATATAATGGATGCTACAGCATACTCTGATTCAATTGATACTGTAAAGTCAACAATTAAAACATTAGATACAAATTATGTTGGTGTTTATTACCCCTGGGTAAAAATTGTAGATAGGGAAACAAATAGTCCTGTATGGGTGCCACCTTCAGTAGTAATACCTGGTGTTATCAGTTTTACAGACCAAGTATCACATGAATGGTTCGCTCCAGCTGGTTTGAATCGTGGTGGTTTAACTACGGTATTAGAAGCTAAGACAAGACTAACACATTCAGAGAGAGATGATTTGTATGAGAACAGAATCAATCCAATCGCTTCTTTCCCTGGTCAAGGTGTGGTAGTATTTGGACAGAAAACACTACAATCTAAACCATCAGCATTAGATAGAATCAATGTTCGTAGGTTGTTAATTGCATTAAGAAAGTTTATTGCAAGTTCATCAAGATACTTAGTATTTGAACAAAATACTCAAGCACTAAGAAATCGTTTCTTGAACATTGTAAATCCTTATCTTGAACAAGTACAATCTAATAGTGGTTTAAGTGCATTTAGAGTAGTAATGGATGATTCCAATAATACTCCAGATATTGTGGATAGAAATCAATTAGTTGGTCAGATATTTATTCAACCAACACGAACGGCTGAGTTTATTGTACTCGATTTTGTCGTTCAACCAACAGGTGCTACATTTCCTGAATAAGTCTGACTTATAAATAGATGTAACGTATAATGAGAAGCCCCAATTTCGATTGGGGTTTTTCTTTTTTACTTAAAATTTCTTTATTTGATATTTATTTATGAGTACAAACAAAAGACTTTTTAGGAGAACAAAGAATGGCTACATTAGATCCTTCAGAAATTATGTTCACACCGTTTGAACCGAAAACAAAGAATCGGTTCATCATGTATATAGAAGGTATACCATCATATTTAGTTAAAACAGCGAACAGACCAAGTATTCAGTTCGAAGAGATTGTTTTAGACCATATTAATGTAAAAAGATACATCAAGGGTAAAGGTTCATGGCAGCCTGTTGAGGTCACACTTTATGATCCAGTAGTTCCAAGTGGTGCACAAGCGGTTATGGAATGGGTTAGGTTATCACACGAATCAGTAACAGGTCGTGATGGATACTCAGATTTTTATAAAAAAGATGTTACATTCAATATGCTAGGACCAGTTGGTGACGTAGTAGAAGAATGGACATTAAAAGGTACTTATATTGAAACTGCAAACTTTGGTGATATGGATTATGCATCAAGTGACCCCGCAGAAATTCAATTAACACTAAAATATGATTACGCAATCTTACAATTCTAATAGGAGAATACAATGACTGAATGGATAGCAGCAAATTGGGAATATGTTTTAATCGCGATTTACGCTTTAGAAAAAATCGTAAAACTTACCCCGACAAAATATGACGATATCGTTTTCGATATGATTCTTAAACCAATCAAAGAGAAATTCGCACCGTCAAAATAATTCGTTATTACGAACACAAAGGTTATATTTATAATTAGTTATTAAAGTTTAATTCACAAAGGAGTCATTTATGGCTGAATACAAATTCCCTACAGAGATAGTAGAATTACCATCTAAAGGGTATTTTTACTCCGAAGGTCATCCACTTTCAAGTGGCAGAGTAGAAATAAAATATATGACCGCAAGAGAAGAAGATATTCTTACCTCTCAGAACCTAATAAAACAAGGTACGGTAATTGATAAATTATTAGAATCATTAATAGTAGATAAGTCAATTAAAATGGACGATATGTTGATTGGAGATAAGAATGCTATTATGGTAGCAGCTCGTATTCTTGGATACGGAAAAAATTATGATATTGAATATGATGGTGCAAAACAAACAGTCGATTTATCAACACTTGAACCTATTGATATAGATTTTACTAAGTTTACAAAAGGTGAAAATCAATTTTTATTTGAATTACCATCTTCAAAAAGAACAATTACATTTAAACTATTGAATAGTGGAGATGAAAAACAGATATCTGAAGAAGTTAAAGCAAGAAAAAAAATATCTGAAAATGATAATTCAGAACTCACTACAAGATTAAAACATATGATACTTTCAGTTGATGGTAAATCTGAAAAAAAACATATTAATGATTTCGTAGAAAATGAGTTTTTATCTCTTGATTCATTAGCTTATAGAAAATATCTTGCCACAATCACACCTGATGTAAATATGAATGTGACAGTTAAAGATTCAACTGAAAGGGAACAGGTGATTACGGTTCCGATAACCGTACGATTTTTTTGGCCTGACACCGGAGTATAAACTTCAAATTCACGAGGAAATATTTCAACTAATATTACACTCAAAAGGTGGTTTCACTTTTAGTGATGCCTACAACTTACCTATATATCTTCGTACATTCTATTTAAAACGATTACAAACTTTCTATAAGAAAGAAGCAGATGAGTTACAAAAAGAAATGAACAAACATAAGAGTTCATTTAAAAGATAATTTTCTGTATATTCGATATTTATTATTGAGTTATAACACTTAATATCATCCGGAGATACAAATGTCCAAGTATAAAAATGTTAATGAGGGTTTAGTAGATAAATTTATATCAGCTTTGTTTGATAAAGTTGCTAAAGGTTTAGAATCTAAGACTATAAATAAATTAAAAAAAACTGACCCTAAATTAGCTAAACAATTTCAAAAATTACAAGATACTAAAAAAGAAATAGAAAAAATGTTATCTAAACAAGATTTGAAAAAAATTAGAAATAATGAAATTCCAGATATTTTTTATCAGTAAATAGGATATAAATAATGGCATCTACACGCGCAAATGCAGACAAACAACAAGAACGAAAAGATAGAATCGCAAAGATACTTAATGTACAAAAAATTGAGCAAGAAATAGATACACTTAAAAATTCTACTTTGAAAACAATGGAAGCCTCTATTGAAGCCGCCAAAGATATGGGTTATATTGAACGAAAAACTACAGGTAAGTTGCTTGAGCAAAAAATCCTAACTGCGGCTCGAAAAAAATTAAATGACGGTGATTTAGATGGAGCAAAAAAATTACTTGATACAAGAAAAGGCGCTATAAAAAAAGAAAAAAGTTTTGGAAAAGCTGTAAATGAAATATTTCCTGGAGTAATGGGTATTGCTGAAGGTATAGAATCTTCTGCAAAAGGTATGTCAGGTTTATTAGGGCCAGCGGCAATGGCGGTAGCTATTTTTGTTGCTCTGGCAAAGTTAGCACTCGGTTACGCTAAAGCTATAGCTGATACAAGAAAAGAATTAGGTGTTTCAGTAAAAACCGCTATAGAATTAAACACTCAGAATAAAATATTAGGTCTTCAAGCAAAACAATATGGTTTAGACGTTGAAGACATTAAAAACGCTCAAGCCTCAATAAGACAAGATTTAGGTGCAAGTGTTCAAGAAGCCGCAAATCTTAGTTTAAACTTTGCAAGAACAGCGGCTGCAACAGGTCAAACTTCAGAAGATTTATCAAAAACACTTTCTTTGATGGAATCAATATCTTCATCAAGTAGAGATGTATTGTTAAATCAAATTAGAACAAACGCTGCAATGATTGAAGCGGCAGGTATAGCACCAGCACTCGTGATGAAAGATATTGCTAATAACGCTGAGTTCTTTGCTCAATTTGCTAAAGATGGTGGAACGAATATTATTGCAGCTGGAGTAGCCGCTAGAAAACTTGGTTTAGAAATGAGTGCTGTAGCAGGTATATCAGAATCACTACTTGATTTTGAAAGTTCTATTGAGAAACAAATGACGGCAT